CCACAAGTTTTTACACAATAGGTAAATAATCCGAGAAAGGAATCAGCATGATAGAGGAAACACTTCAGGAGTGGCTTGATACTCTTAGTATGACTATTGAACAGAAAGTAATCGCAGGTATGGCAGTACGTCTAGCCGCTTCCTTTGATGAAACCGGACACACCTCCACAGCAGCAGAACTTAGGAAGACAATCCTAGAACTACAATCTCAGCTAAACGCAAACAGGCAAGACATAGACCCACTAGAGAAACTGCTCACGCGGTAATGAAAATAGGTAGCCTATGCACAGGATACGGCGGATTAGATCTAGCCGTAGAGGCACACTTCAACGCCAAGACTATTTGGTGTTCTGAATACGACAAACACGCTTCTAAGATTATTGAAAAGCGATTTCCAGATATCCCCAACTACGGGGACTTAACGAAAATAGACTGGGCAACAGTTCCAAAAGTAGACATCATTACAGCAGGGTATCCATGCCAACCATTCTCACAAGCAGGAAAAAGGAAAGGCACAGAAGATGAAAGACACCTATTCCCCTACATACTCGAAGGTATTCGCTATTTACGACCCAAATACGCAATCCTTGAAAATGTTCGCGGACACCTTACTCTCGGATTTGACACCGTTCTCAGGGATCTTGCCTCAATCGGGTATGATGCAAAATGGAGTATTGTTCGAGCTTCCGAAGCCGGAGCGCCACACCAGAGAGCCAGATTATTCATTGTTGCCCATCCTCAGAACTCCAGCAGCTAGCGAAGCCGAAAGAGGACACCAGCCGGAAGCTAAGTCGAAGGCTCGGGGCGGACAAGTAACCCTGAGTGGTCAGATGATGACCTACTTTCCGACTCCAATAGTTCGTGATTACAAGGATGGCTCAGCCGCAACCATTAGAGATGGCAAGGTCAGCGTTGATACGGTTGCCAGGGCAATTTTCCACAGCGGTGAAGTGCTGCTGCCGACTACTCGAGCGCAGAACGGCGAAGATAGAAATAACAAGATTTATCCGAGAGATGCTAGCAAGCCGCAAAACTTAGAGAACGCACTAGCTGTTACATTGCTGACAGAAACAAGCCAAACGGAATGGGGCAAGTTTGAGCCAGCGATCAGGCGGTGGGAACAGACACTAGGCAGACCAGCACCGCTTCCAACTGTGCCAGACGGCAAGAATGGCGGTCACAGGCTCTCAAGCGCCTTTACAGAGTGGATGATGGGGTTACCGGAGGGCTGGATAACCGACATAGAACTAAGTCGCAATGCAAAACTGAAGGCTTGCGGTAATGGTGTAGTCCCACAGCAGGCAGCCCTAGCCCTTAGTAGACTTTTGTAATGCTGCAACTGCCTGCTGTCTACACTAAACCGCTATCTGAGGACTTTGTCACAGACGGTGACTTGCTTATAGAACTGGCAGACATAGCCTGGAAGGCTCCTGAGAGTCCAGACGGCTTAGAGCTAGATGAGTGGCAGAAGTGGCTACTGCGACACCTTCTAGAAAGATACCCAGACACACACCCAAACCCGGATTTAGCTGGCAGACTCAGGTATAGGCAAGCGGTGGTATCACTCGGCAGGCAGAACGGCAAAAGCCTTCTAGCGGCTATTCTAGGGCTCTACGGTCTACTCGTTCATCAGAGATCAGGAGCACAGGTACTATCGCTTGCTTCTAGCTCAGACCAAGCGCGCATTATCTACTCGCGCGTACTCTTTGTAATTCAGAATAATCCCTTCCTGTCTAAGCGGTTCAAGAAAGCAACTGAGCAAAGAGGCATAGTCACAGCAGACGGCACAGGGCGTTATGACGTAAAAGCCGCTAAGGAATCAGCGCTCCAGGGAATCCCCATTTCGCTCTGTCTATTTGATGAGCTCCACCTGGCTAAAGCAGGAATGTGGTCAGCAGCAGTTCTAGGTACTTCTCAGCGCAAAGACGGCATGGTACTCGGCATAACTACAGCAGGGGATCAGAACTCGCAGACCCTTATAGACCTATACAAGTCCGGGAAGAAAGCAGCCGCCGGAGATACAGAGCTAGAGCGCTTTGGGTTCTTTCTTTGGGAAGCTAAAGAGAATGCCCCTGTCACAGACCCACAGGCAATTTTTGCAGCTAATCCCTCAGTAGCTGCCGGGCGTATTCCACTAGATCAGGTCATTAGCGATCTAAAAACACTTCCAGAGCACGAGGCTAGGCGCTACAGGCTAAACCAATTCATAAGCGGTACTGCTGCAAGTTGGTTGCCTAGCGACATCTTTAGAAAGGCAGGCGGTCAGGGCGTAGAGATAAAAGAAGGCGCAGTCTTCGCTGTAGACATGAGCAAGAACTGGGAGCACGCAACAATAGCAGTAGCGAACTCTAAAGACGGCATACAACAAACGGAGCTAGTTCAGACTTTTGTAAACCCTACAGAAGAACAGTTATATCAGAGACTTACACAGCTTTTTGCAGAGCACGCTCCTAGAGCTATTGCATTAGATGATAGGCAGATACCAAATCTAGGCAAGCGACTAAAGCTAGTAGGGATTCCCACTTGGCAGCTTTGGACTAAGGAAGTTAGCGCGGCTTGCTCCGCTGTCTATGCGCTGTTCTCTACTGAATCTGTCACGCACAATAATGATCCGTTGCTAATTATGCAATCGCCTAACGGGGTAGCGAAGTACACCGGAGAGAATTGGCTAATCTCTAGGAAGGAATCACCTGGAGAAATAGATGCACTAATGGCAACTATTTTTGCATTATACGTTAGTGCTCGAGCGCAACACGCACAAATAGGTGTATTCTAAATACTACTAATATCATTAGGATAGGTGTATGGCAACACTATGGCAAAGACTGACAGGCGCGCCCTCAGAGAAGCGAGCAGCGCAACCTACAATCCCTACTAGGGCAGATGCTTCTGTTACAGCAGATACCGCGCTAACTCTTACAGCGGTTTACAGGTCAATTCAGATAATTGCTACTCCAATTTCTAAAATGCCTATTGAGACTTATCGCTACGCAACCGGCATGGATTTTAGAGTTGAGAATCCTGTCTTAGTAAACAAGCCAGACCTAAACAGTAACAGGCGCGACTTTCTATTTCAGACAGTTACAAGTCTTGCGCTTGAAGGAAATGCTTTTTGGCATAAGAGCTTCGGCTCAAATGGTCAAGTAAACAACCTAACCCTGTTACCTGCCTCAGCAGTATCCGTAGCCTATGTAAACGATCAGGACTTGAATCAAGGTGTCTACTACAGCTATCAGGGCGTTACTTACAGAAGAAATGAAATGGAGCACATAAGGCTCTTTACAAAGACAGGCAACCTTAGGGGTATTAGCCCTATTGAGTCTTGCAGGAAAGACATCTCAGCGGCTCTAGACCTACGCGACTACGCTAAGAACTGGTTCAACCAAGCAGGAGTTCCCACAGGTATTCTAAAAACAGGGCAGCAGGTAAACGCCGATCAAGCAGACACTATTACTAATAATTGGCACAATAAGCAGCAGAATAGACAAATCGCAGTTCTAGGTAACGGCTTCGACTATCAGGCAATTTCACTATCCCCTAGAGAAGCTCTTTTTACAGACACAGTAGAGCAGAGCACAGTAAACATAGCTCGACTATTTGGTATCCCGGCGCGGCTACTTCTCTCGACAGTTCCAGGCGGCTCAGATACCTATTCAAACTTACTTGATGAGAATGCTGTATTTTTTAGGCATACCCTTATGGGCTATACAGATGCAATCACAGATGCACTAAGCAACTGCCTGCCTAGAGGTACTCGAGTTGAATTTGACTATCAGCACCTATTCCGCGCAGATGTCGCAACACGCTATAACTACTATTCAACCGCTATAGCTGCTGGGATCCTTACAGCAGAAGAAGTTAGAGAAAGAGAAGGGCTAAATGTCTGAAATCGAAATTAGAGAGGCAGCCCTGTCACTAGATGCTGTCGAAGAAAGAACTATTACCGGGTTAGCAGTCCCTTACAATCAGGAAGCTTCTATCGGTGGAGGTATTCAAGAGCGGTTTGCGCCCGGCGCTATTGACTCAGTAGAAGATGTAAAACTCTTTTACGGGCATGAGGAACCTATCGGAAAAGTTATCTCAGGCAGGGAAACAGAAGCAGGCTATGAGATTACAGCGAAGGTAAGCAACACAGCTAGAGGTGAGGAAGTTCTCACGCTAATGCGCGACGGCGTACTAAACAAATTTTCAGTCGGCTTCATGCCTATCGAACAGGATAGAGATGGGTCGCTGATAACTCGGACACTCGTAGACCTTAAAGAGGTTTCTGTAGTTCCGTTTCCTGCTTTCGCAGGTGCAAACATAACCGAGGTTAGAGAAGATCAACAAGATGTTGAAGCTATCGAAACCCAAACAGAAGAAAGAGACTTAATGTCTGAGAACATAGAACTAGAAGTTCGTTCTGTTCAAGATGAGGTTGCTGAATTGCGCCGAGTTGTTGAAGCAGGACTAACTATTGAAACGCCTAAGGTAATTGGCTCAGAGATTCGCTCTCAGGGCGAGTTTGCTAAGAAAATGCTAACTGGAGATTCAGATGCTATTGAATTAGCTCGAGCAGCTTCAACTACTGCTAACACAGTAACTACTGCTGCTTTTGTCGGTCAGATCAACAACCTAATCAACGACAATCGCCCGGCTCTATCGGCTTTCTCGCGTGCAGCCCTTCCAGGCTCAGGCTTGAGTGTCGAGTATGCTTCTGTGACTGCTAACACCATTTCAGTCGGAGAACAAGACCCAGAGAATGAAGTCCTGTCATTTGGTAACTTGACAATCGCTAACACCTCAGCAGCAGTCAAGACTTATGGAGGATATACAACCTTCTCTAAGCAGACTATTGAGCGTTCAACAGTTGATTATCTAAATACAGTATTCCAGGCGCTAACTATTGCTTATGCAAACGCCTCTAACGCTGCTTTTGTTTCTCATGTTGAAGCGGTAGACATGACTGGTAAGGTGTTCGACATCTCAGCAGGAACAGTAGCTGCCCTAATCGGCGGCATTACAGATGGTGCTTCAAGTATCTTTATTGCAACTGGACTACGCCCAGAAGCTATTGTTACCTCTACAGAGGGCTACAAGTTCCTTATGACTATCGTAGGTTCAGACGGCAGACCTGTAGTTCTTCAAGATGGTCAGGGATTCAACAACGTTGGATCGGCTAACCTTCCTGGACTATCTGGAAACCTTCTGGGCTTGCCAGTTATCGTAGATCCAGCTATGACCGCTAACAAGGTATACATGGCTAACAGTCGCGCTATTCAGTCCTTCGAGTCTCCGGGCGCTCCTGTTCGTCTAACCGACGGTGACATCACTACCCTTACAGATTCTGTGAGCGTTTACGGATACATGGCGATTACTACACCATTCGCCGGGGCAATCGTAGAACTCGACATAGTAGTCTAAGGAATAATCTAAATGACAACAGTAGTCACGCTGGCAGAACTTCAAGCCTATGTAGGGACAGATGAGACAGGCACTTTTATAGAGTCCTGTCTAACCGCTGGAACTGCTCAGGTAGGAAACTATGTCGGCGTGATTACTGCTGTCCCAGATGAGATTCACAGGCAGGCTACGCTTATCTGTTCCTCAGAGCTATTCCACAGACGCTCAGCGCCTAATGGAGTGGCACAGTTCGCAAGCATGGACGGAGCTCCGGTTAGGGTTGCTAAAGATCCTATGGGCGCTGTGTATCCTTTGCTATTGCCTTATGTGGGCTGGGCAGTATGACAAACGAAATAACAATCTCGAAGGCAGAGTTCAAGCTAGACCTAGAATCAGCAGGCATTAGGGTTTTAGATTATGTTCCTGAGCGCATAACACCGCCGATAGTAATAATAAATGCTGCTTCCCCTTATCTAACGCCTAGCACTTTAGGCAATCAGTACGAGCTAAACCTAGAGCTAGTAGTCATAGCTTCTACAGCCACTAATAAGCAAGCGACAGAGAATCTAGATCAGGCAATACATGATGTTCTAAACGCTATGCCGCGATACGCTCGAGTGATTCGAGTAAACGAGCCCTATAACTTACAAACAAACAACGCTGAGTATCTTTCGGCTAACATCTCAGTTGAACTAGAAATAACTATTTAGAAAGGTCATGAAATGACTAACACAAGAATTGTTGCAGAGAACATCAAGTTCCTTATTGCAGATGTTGAGTATGCCTGCGCTGCCACTATGGTAGAGCTAACCCTGGGAGATGCTCCCGGAGATGTTCAGACCTTCTGCGAGCAGCGTGTAGGCGGAGAGTGGGCTTTAGGGCTTGAAGGTGTCACATCAGGTGATGCAGATTCTCTCTATCGCGTTCTGTGGGCTAACTTTGGGACTACTGCAACTTTCGTAATCGCCCCTAATGGTAATGCTGTAGCTTCGACATCACAGCCTCATTACTCAGGAGTGGTCAAGTTCAACGAGATTCCACCGCTAAGCCTAAACAGTAATGAAACCTCAACCTTCTCAGTGACCCTTAGGGTTGTAACTACACCTAACGATCCTTCTAGCTCAGAGTTCTATGGGGTTACAGTAGTAACTGCCTAATCATGGCTGTTCAGCCCGGGGTTAAGGTAAAGAATCTGCGAGAGATAAACAAAGCTCTAGCAGCAGTTGGAGTGCCAAAAGATGCTGTCAAAGCCGCTGGAAAAGAATCTGGCGAGCTAGTTGCTTCTGAGGCACGCAGCTTAGCCCCGGTTAGAACAGGTGCACTAAGGGACAGTATTAGAGTAGGCGCTACTGCCAGAGGCAAGATTACAGTCCTAGCAGGCAACAACAGAAGCTCTAGCTCGGGTGTTCCGTACGCTAACCCTATCCATTGGGGCTGGTTCAAAAGACACATACGACCTCAGCCCTTCTTTGTTACTGCCCTGGGATACACTAGAAGCGAAATCTATGATAACTACTTCAAGCAAATGGAGAAGCTGATCATAGAAGAAACCGCTAAAACTAAACTGTAAGGACACAGATGATTAACTTCGATGAATTGACACTGGGAGAGCTAGAAGAACTAGAGCTCCTAATCGGTACGGGCATTGACACTGCTTTTGCAGACGGCAAGCCAAAAGGGAGGGCGCTTAGGGCTCTTTACTTTGTAGCCATGAAAAGAGACAACCCAAACCTAAAGTTTGAGGACACAGCAAACATCACTCAAAAAGATGCACTGAAAGTGTTCGCAACAGACGAAAAAAAATAATAAAGCAGGAGCAGGCTAAACGTCTCATTAGTTATGTTCTTGCAAGCGGTCTAACACCAGACCAGATTAGATCTATGACAGCCTACGAACTGTTGGAGATGAAGAAGCAGCTAGAGGGAAGAGCAGGGAAATGAGCCTAGTTCTAAATGTAGAAATTCTTGGAGAGTACAAGAATCTAACTAAAGCGACTCAAGGCGCTGAGGGTACAATGACAAAGCTCCAGGGCACTTTCAAAAAGGTTGGAGGTGCGATTTCTAAGACTCTTTCCGGCATTGGTATTGGTTTCGCTGTAGCTATTGCCTCTCAAGTAAAGCCGGCTATCGACGCTGCTTCTGATTTAGCTGAATCCGTAAACGCTGTAGAAGTATCTTTCGGTGATGCCGCAGAAGGAATCCTTGAATTAGGTAAAAACGCAGCCACAGGACTAGGACTTTCACAAAAAGAGCTCTTTGGAATTGCTACACAGTTTTCTAGTTTCGCTCAAACTATCGCAGGAGACGGCGGAAGTATTGTAGGGGTCGTAGATGACATCTCTACTCGAGGTGCAGACTTCGCCTCTGTATTCAATATTGACGTAGCAGATGCATTGGGCAAGTTTCAGAGCGGTCTAGCAGGTTCAAGCGAGCCTCTAAGGGCTTATGGCATAGATCTAAGCGCAGCTACTGTAAACGCATACGCATTAGCCAATGGAATAGGCAACGGCAAAGACGAGCTCACAGAGTCCGAAAAGGTAATGGCTCGGTATGGTTCGCTCATGGAGCAGACCGAAAAGGTCACAGGAGACTTTGCAAACACTAGCGATAGCCTGGCAAACACTCAGCGAATAATGAACGCAGAGTTTGAGAACCTTAGAGCAGAAGTAGGCGAAGCTCTTCTCCCAGTAATGACAGAATTGTTTACCGCAGTCAGAGACTCTCTTCCCGATCTAAAAGAAATGCTCAGCGAAGTTCTAAAAATTATTCCCGCATTCGTTGATTTCGCTAAGTGGGCTTTAGCTAACAAAGAGTTGATTCTAGGAATTACAGTTTCTTTAGTTGCTTTAAACGTAGTTATTAAAGCTGGTCAAGTTGCTCTAGTTGCTTACAACGTAGTTGCAGCATTATTTAAGGCTGCCACAGTTGCTAACACTGTCGCTGTCGGAGCAAGCACTGTAGCTATGACCGCATCAACAACTGCTACTGTTGCCGGAACTGTTGCAGCAGGTGGCTTTGGCGCAAGCTTAGCTGCTTTGGCTATTGCTGCCGCTCCCTGGGTACTTGCTATTGGTCTAATTGCTTTGGCTTTTAGTAACCTGAAAACAAATGCAGACGAAGCAAGAGCCGCAGTGCAAGCACTAAACGCCCAAAAGGATTCAGCAGTATCTTCATCAGGCTTCTCACTTTCACCTGGCAATCAGGAATACTCTCCTTACTCTTACAACACTCCAAAAGCGACAGGGACAATGTCTACGGGGGTTTCTGGGCAAAATAATGTAACTGTAAACATCAACCGAGCAAAGGTAGACGCTCAGGACATTATTAGAGACATAAACAGCGCGCTAAAGACACAGGGAAGCACGCGGCTTCTGAGATGAGCACAATCCCTAACTTCGACATTACAAGTGACCTAAGGGTCGAGTTCTTTTTACCCGACACCTCAGATAACGCTTTTATTATTGGAATTAGCACACTAGGAAGCACAGCAGTTCTATCAAGTGGCAACCTGTTTATCCTCGGTGAGAGCCTGCTAGGTGGAGTAAATGTCTTAGGCGGTGGAGGTGAGCAAGCGTTTAGCTGGCAGAACTTATCTTGCACAGTCAATAAAGCCCTAATAGAGAACGGCGGTTCTATTCAGGATCAGCTTTACTTCCAGCCTGAGCCAGCAGCAGCGCGACTTACTCTACAGAGCTACGCCTATGACCCTTCTGCAAACAGTTCGTTTAGACCGGGCGTACCTGTCAGAATCAAACTTACAAAAGATGCTGTAGATAAGATTATTTGGAGCGGCGTAGTTGATAGTATCGGGGGCAGCTACACAATAGACGGCAATAACCTGCTCCAGGTAACAGCCTATGACTCTATGAAGCAGCTTCTAAACACTCGCATCGCCTCATTCGACTCAAGTAATGTAGACGGCTATGTCTCTCCACTAGAGCAACTCGAGCTAATTGCTACAGAGTTCGGTACTACTATGAGCGCGCTTAGCATTCCTTCTGCTGGTCGCATACCCTCAGAGACACTCACTCAAGTAATACCGACAGAGCTAATACTAGATGCGATACAGGTAGGGCTAGGGCTATTCTGGATAGACTCAGAGACTCAGGAGCTCGTATTTATTCCCAGACCAGACCCCTCTATTCTTCCAGACTTCCCGGTAGGAGGCGGTTACTTTACGCTAGGCAGTTCTGAGCTAGGCGGCATAGATGTATTAGGTTCAGGGCAAATTGTCTACACTATTGGCAACGATCATACAACTCAGTATCATCTTTGCATGACAAACATAAGCACTCTATCTAGCAGTGATGAGGTCTTCAACTCGCTGAGGGTAGACCTAAAATCAGACACAGACACTTTTGTCGTTCAAGAAAATTCAGACTCTATCTCACTCTATGGGGTTTATGCCAAAGACGTTACCTTGAATACTACAGATGAAACAGAGCTGACCAGGTGGTCAAACTTAGTCTTCAACCAATCCCCTACAGACTTAGTGCAAAACATAGAAACACTTACCCTAGACAGACTAGGCAACTTGACAGAGGCAGCTTTCCTATTACCCGGTGAGCTAATCGGGGTGGACTTCTCTCAAGACATACTAGAGATTTTGGATTACTACACCATTACAAAAGTGAGTCACTACCTTGACTCAGACACTTGGCTAACTACACTAGACCTATGGAAAGAAGCATAAAATGACCTATAAAGTATTCGCAAACGGCAACCCACTACAAGCTAGTGAGATAAACCTAAACCTAATGCAGCAGGCTATCGCTGTGTTCACAGATGCAACCGCTCGAGATGCTGCTATCGCTGTCCCGGTAAACGGACAGTTCGCTTATCTCACAGGCACTAGCAACCTGACTAAGTACAACGGAGCAGCCTGGGCAGACGCTATAGTCGTACCCGACACAGGCACAACAGTTAGTGAACAGGCAACTTCTCGCACAATCGTAGCCGGAGATGCTAACAGCTTTATCTATGCGACAGCAGCCATCACGATCACAGTAGACGATGAGCTTGCAGTAGGCGAGACAATCAACTTTATTCAGAACGTAGATGCTGCTCCAATTACTTTCGCGGCAGGCGCAGGGGTAACACTCAACTCTAAAGATGCAGCCCTACTAACAGGCGGACAGTTCGCAGGCGCGAGCATTACAAAGAAAGCGACAAACAGCTATTACCTAGTCGGCGATCTCGCATGAGCCTAATCCCATTCGGCTTTTGGGCTGCTTCTGGTGCAGGCGGTGGCGGTAGTGCTTATGACCTACTAGAAACAACTACGCTAAGCAGCTCAGCTTCAAGCGTTACTTTTGACAACCTAACAAGCACCTACGGCGGAGACTACAAGCACCTACAATTTAGGCTGCTAGTAAATAGAACCTCAGATAATCCAGATGCTAATACAATGCTATTTAGATTCAATAATGTTTCTAGTTCTGGCTCTTACATGAGTCATCAGCTTTATGGGTCAGGTAGTGCAGTCGTTTCAAGGGCGCTAAGTAATACAGCTGGTTATCTAAGAGGCGCTCTAGCAGGTGAAGGTGTAACAAAGCCCTCACCGGTAATCATGGACATACTGGATTTCGCAGATACCAATAAAGCGATTGTCTCTAGAACCATGAGCGGACTGATTGCACAGTATGGGCAGGCGGTAAGCCTAGAAAGCGCCATGCTAACTACAGGCGCAGCGGCTTTAACTCAAGTTACTTTTTTGAACCTAGGCACACACACCTTTAGCACAGGAAACCGATTCTCGATTTACGGGGTGAAATAAATGGCTACTCCAACATACGACCTACTAGCAAGCACGACGCTAACCTCAAGCGCCTCAAGCGTGACATTCAATTCTATTGACCAGAGCTACGGGGATTTGATTTTGGTTGCAGCTACTGATAGCACAGGTGGGCTGGGAATTATGACATTTAATAGTGACACAGGGTCAAATTATCATCGTGTTATTATGAGAGGAACTGGCAGTTCGGCCCAATCTTCCTCAGAAACTAGGAACAACATAGTAGTAAATTCAAGTGATTTTAGTGTTTCTATTTTTCAAATTATGGATTATTCAGCAACAGATAAACACAAAGCTGTTCTTTCTAGAGATAACAGAGCTGATGACCAAGTTGTAGCCACCGCCTCTCGATGGGCAAACACTTCTGGAATTACGTCAATCTCAATACCAGCCTCATCGGGGAATTTCGTAGCAGGCTCAACATTCAATCTTTACGGAGTTGCCAAATGACTATGACACTAATAGAAACAATCACAGTCGGGTCAGGTGGAGCTAGCTCTATCGAGTTCACTGGGATACCCGGCACAGGCAAAGACCTTCTTATTTTGGTTAGTAGCCGTAATAGCAGTACGAGTGTCTCCTTGGAATACAGGCTCAATTCCGACTCAACATCAAGCGCTTATGTGATGAAGCTTCTGCAGTATAAAAATGGCTTAGTTGATACTGACAGCATAACCTCTACAAAGTTTAGCGGTGTCGGGGTAAGCACAAACTACACCGCCAATACATTCACCTCTAACGCTATCTACGTCTCAAACTATGCAGGCAGCACAAATAAGAGTGTCAGTATAGACGAGGTATCAGAGAATAATGCGACGCAAGCATACCTGAGGATTAGTGCCGGAGTCTGGAATAATACGGCAGCAGTAACAGCATTTTCGGTAACTTCGCCAAACTTATTAGTCGAACATTCATCAGCCAGCCTTTACACAATCAGTTAGGAAACCATGTCAGTAACCCCAGTAAAAGTAGTAGTAGACCTATCCAAGCCAAAGGGTCAGCGAGAGTCAATCATCGAGCTAACTTCTGCGGAGCTTACCGAGCGTGAAGAAATGCGTATCGAGTCAGAGGCTAGTCAGGCAGCGCTGGATAAGGCTCAAAAGGAAACCGCAAAAAAGAAATTATCTGGGCGCAATAAGCTTCTAGATCTAGGACTCACAGAAGCAGAAGTTACGGCACTAATAGGCTAATGTCAGAGCAAATACCTAGAAGCAGCACACAGCAGCAGTTACTACTAAAGCTAGTAGGTGACATGGCAGAGGTGAAAGCCGGGTTCAAGATGCTGCAAGATCATGAGGACAGAATCAGAGAGCTAGAAAAGGCTCGCTGGAAGAACGCCTGGATTACTGCTTTCGCTTCTGCTGCTCTTACTGCTTTCGCTGTAACTATCGTGTCGCAGGTGCTAATTTGAGATACCCACTTCCTAAAGCAAGCATCACAGCCCTCTACGCTGCTACAGCTAACAGGACTAACCCTCACAGAGGCTTAGACTTTGGAGCCGCTACAGGCGCTTGGATTACAGCCCCGGCTACTGGGACAATAGTAGTAAACACTTGGAGTGATGTTCTAGGTAATTGCTTAGTCCTACGCTTCTGGCATGAGGGTAAAGACATGCCTATGTATCTAGGCTTAGCTCACTTAAAGGTAAAGAGCAAGCACAAGGTCGGTACTAAAATCTGGGAAGGGAATAAGTGGTTTGCAGCAGTAGGCAACACCGGGAGCGCCTCACGCGGTAGCCACTTACACCTTACCTACGGAGATACCCCTAAGCACATCTTCTACGGTCAAACATTCGACCCACTAGCCCTATTGGAAAGGTACGCAAAATGAGATTCAACCCCCAGATCAGAAAAGCAATCTACGCAGCAGTAGCCGGACTAGTGCCGCTTCTAGTAATCGCCGGGATAGTCACAGGCGAGCAGTCGCAGCAGATACTTAGCAGCGTTGCAGCCGCTCTAGCGTTCTTTGCTTCTGTTATGGCAGTCAAGAACACAGGTGAAAACAACCCTGAGCACTATGAAGATGTAACAGAAGGCACAGAGCCGCCTCACATTCCCGGGGTATAAAGTCTGAGGCTTTCGCTATAGTGAAAGCATGATCACAGTAAATAAGACAATCGCCAAACTAGGCGGCACACTAATAGGAACACACCCAGCAGGCTCTACTGAGTGGCACGCACAGAGAGCACACTCAATAGGCGGCAGCGACATAGCTCCGATAATGAATAAATCCCCCTGGACTAGCGCGGTGTACTTATGGGCGCAGAAGTCAGGGAAGCTACTCCCCACAGAAGGCACTATGGCTATGAAGCTAGGCAACTACTTCGAGCCTGCTATAGCGCGCCTATTTGGAGATATGCACCCACACCTCACCCTGCACACCGGGGATTACACCTACGAGAGCAATAAAAACCCTGCCTTCCACGCTAACCCCGACGGCGTTATAGAAGATGAGGACGGCAGATTGTACATTCTTGAAATCAAGTTCTCGCGTAACGCTATGCCTGTCTTACCTGAGCATTACAGGCTGCAAGTCCTTTGGTACATGATCGTGACAGGCTTACACAGCCCCGCTGTTCTCTGCGCGGTCGCAGGAGGCGAATACAGAGAGTTTACTATCGAGTATGACCAGACAGAAGCAGAGCAGCTTATGAAGGCGGCAGAGAGCTTCCTAGAGGCTGTGAGCACTAACACAGAGCCAGCACTAGACGGCAGTCAATCCACCTACACCGCTATCAGGATTCTGCACCCAGACATAGAGGACACAGAGACAGACATAGACCCTGAGGAATACAGGCTGTTACAAGATGCTCTAGAGCAGGAGAAGTTCTGGAAGCAGCAGGCAACACTTAGAAAGTCGGTCATTCAAAACTCTATGAAGGGCGCTAGGTATGGCTATGTAGACGGCGAGAATGTTGTAATGTTACAAAGCAGGTCAGGCGGATCGCCTTATCTCAAACTCACAGGAGGTTACTAAATGGGATTCATGGATAACTACGAACCAGTATCAGACCGGATAGCCAAGTTTTGGGAGAAGCACCCAAACGGCAGAATCCACACAGAGATAAAGCTAATAAACGAAACAGAGATCGTCATAATGGCAAGTGTTTTCACAGACCGGGAAGACATGAGGGCAGCAGCTATTGACTTTGCCCAGGAGACTCGAGGCTCTAGTGCTATCAACAAAACTAGCTTTATCGAGAACTGTTCTACAAGCGCAATCGGTAGAGCCCTAGCAACTCTCGGATTCCAGACTAAGAAAGACGGCAATACTGTTAGACCTAGCGCCGAGGAAATGCAGAAGGCATCACGAGAAGCCATAGGAAGCTCTCTAAAGGAGTTTGAGGGGCGTGCGAGTGTACTTGCCCTAAGTAGCGATGTTGAAGGGCTTAGAGAGCTGTACAGCGAGGCTAAGCTACAGGGCATGCCTAAGAAGCTTCTAGATCAGATTACTGACATGGCTAAGGCGCTGGTATAAATAAAGAGGGGACATGACCCACAGATAGCCATGCCCCCAGAGCACTAATCTTACAGCAAACACAGAGGAGAATCATGCAGGAAGAAATCAACTGGAAAAACTTTACTGAGCGTACTTGGGTAACCGGATACGCAAAAGGTTATGGTGACGGACGTGAGGACATGCGAAAGCAACTCACTATTGAGCTCTGGGACTACAAAAACAAGATAATGAAGCTTGACTCTGATTTAGCTGAAACCATTGAAATAACGATAGATCGAATAGAAAAACTAAAATGAGATACATCTTCTATATATAGATATATATATAGACATTATTAGGTTCTATATATAGACATTTAACTTAATAACTAGATATAAGCATTAGTGTTTATATATAGAAAATAAATAACAATCACAGAAAGCAGAAAATAATGCCACAGATTACAATCACAGGAGACGTAAACCTAATTGGCTGGGAAGGCAAGCGCCTATCAGTTTGGGAGAATTACGACGTACCCGGACAGCCAAAGCCATTCTCAAGACTCTGGACAGCATGGTTCGACATGAGCCAAGTAGAGCACTTGCAAGAACAAGACTGGGTAGAGATCACAGGAGAGCTATCAACGAAGATAGGGCAATACACGCCTAAGGACTCGACAATTGAAAAGACAGTAGTTGAGC